ATCCATTGATTCTTGATACTTGTTGTAAGTAGAAACAATTTCAAGAAAATGTCTTTTAACCTCTGTTGATAGAGGTCTTTCTTCGTTTTCTTTTAATAGTTGGGTTAGTTTCATTGTTCTCTCCTTTTATATTCCATTTTAGTCAATCGCATTGATGATTCATTCTTTTCATCATCAAATACTGATTGTATCTTAGCTGCTAAATCTTTGAATCCTCTCATCTTCAATTCGAATGCGATTCCATCTAATGCATCTTTACCAGCCCAACCAGCTTCTTGAGCAGCTGCTTGTCCTAATTCATCGGTTTCATCTGTTGAATCTCCATACTTAGAACCCCATGCAGTTCCCTTTTGCCACTCTTCATAACCAGGATCACCCAAATCAGGTTTGTTAGGGTCATCATTTGGATTCTTTGCTAATTCAGGATTATCTTCTATGATTGCGATTAACTTTCTTGCTTCTGAATGGAAGTTTGAATCAGTTAATGCCTCATGTGCTGCTTGAACCATTCTAAGTTCATATTCTTCTCTACCTAACTTTGCTGGTGTAAGACCTATCTTTTCAGCTTTTTTACGAACTGCCTTATTTACTTGAGGATTTCCTGCTCTTCCACCAGATGAATCTTTTGGTTCTGATTTAGGTTCTTCTTTATCCTTTTTAGGTTTATCAAAGATATTCACTTTAGGAGTATCTTTTCCACCATCACTATCTTTTGCAGCAGCTTTGTGTGTAGATATAGGAACGAACTTATTACCATCCTTTTCAAAAGTTGGTGCGTTTTCATCATCTTCTTTACCTTTTTCTTTGTACTTACCAAATCCAATAGAAACATATCTATCTTCAGGTGCTTCTGTGATTGGTTTTAAAGTTACTAATCCTCCTAATTTAATCATCGTATTCTCCTATATTATTTTAAACCACCAGATGAACTATCTGTTTTAAGAGTAAGTGGTGCATCATTTACATTTCCACTTGCTACCTTTTTTGGAAGTCCATCCAATTTAGCTAAAACAGGTGGTGTATAAACATTACCATCTACTTTGTTTTTTAATCCTGATTTATGTGGGGATTGTGCTGCGTCATATGCTGTTTTTAATGCCATAATTACTCCTTATAATTTTTTGTTTCTTTTTTTAATGTATATAAATCAAGTTTACCATCTTCAGTAATTTTAACATCGTAATTAGTTTTTCTAATATCGTTGTGACCACCTTTGAATGGAGTTTCTCCAACTTCTCTGGTAACCTTACCTAATTCAAACTTATTTTTACTTAAATAATTTTTTATATCAAATCCCATAACTTAATTTAATTCTGTTATAATTTCTCTCATCATATCTTGTACCTTACACCATTCATTACAAACTACTGCTTGTTCTTGAATTTGTTTGTTCACAGATTCATTCATTGGTGTCATGAAAGCACCATGAGTAGATGGATTGGAAACAAAATCCCAACCAATTAATTCGAAATCTTCTCCTACTTGTACTTTACCACCAGTTAAAGGTTCTACTGAACCCATACCTCTTGATGATATACCTAATAGGATTCCTGCCTTTAATAATTCTTTTAAAATGTTTCCACTTGGAGTTGGAAGAATCTCAACTGTTCCTACTAAATCATCACCATCCCAATGAATCTCTCTTACGTTATGAGATACATTCTTTAGGTTGATTACTGATGAATCAGGATGGTCGAGTTCTCCTAAAGCACGTCTTTCTTTTATAAGTGTTTCGTACTTAGTTGCTTCTCTTTCAAGTATTTCTTTTGGATACACTCTTCCGTTTTGATTTTCTGCACCAGCTCTTTGTAAGATACCTTTAACGACAGTTCTTCCACTTGAATCTTCGTTAACTGCTCCTTCAAATAATCTAGTCTCTATTAGTAAGTTACTCATTATGCTCCCCACATTTTACGTTTCTTAAATAAATCAAAGAAAATTGCTGATACTTCTTGTCGAATAATTTCACGAATTTCTCTCTCATCATCTTTCGTGATTTCTTCGCTAATAAGAAAATTATCGATACCATATTTAACGTTATCGATTTCCTCATTTATGATATCTAACAATCTTGCTTTAGTCATTTATTTTTTTTCTTTTTTCTCTATTGCCTTTTGAAGTGCTGGTGGTAGTTTTTTCTGAGCTGCAGTAAGTTCTTCAACTTGTTCTTTTTTAGCTCCTCTACCTTTCCAAGTACTTTGTATTTTGTTAAAGAATGCCTTTTTTTCTTCATCAGACATTGATGGTAAAGATTTACCAGCCTTTTCTAACGCTTTCTTAAAAAATGCTTGGTATTCTGATTCTTCAACCATTACCTCTTTAACTATTTCTTTTAATCTACTTCTTGATATTTTCATTTCTCAATCTCCTGTATTGTTTTAGCGATATTAATTAATCTCTCTTTTATCTTATAAATATGATTATTGGTTCTTTTCCAATATTGTTGAGAGTCTAATTCATTCATCGTTTTTATCTTATTATACCAATTGAAAAACTTTTCAACTTCTCTTAATTGATACTTTAATTCTTTCAGACCCATTGCCATCTTCTTATGAGGATGCATTGTTTCATCGTTTTTTAATTCTAACCAACGATTAACTGGTCTTTTTACTTTAGCTTCAGCGATAGTATATCCAGCTTGAGTAGCAGTTTCCTTTTCTTTCTTCTTATCTTTTTTTCTACCCGCGCCAAACGCAAAAGGAGTGTTGTATCCATCAACACTCGCAGTTGTAGTAGCTTCTTCTAATTCTTGTTCTACTTCTTGAATTAGCTCATCGATAAGTTCATTAAGATTTTTCTCCATTGACACTTTTTATCTCCTTTACTAATTCATAAGACATCATTAAAGCTGAAACTTGCTCATCAGTAATTTTTTTACCAATTTTTTGCTTTTTCAAAACGTTAATAGTTTCTCTCAACTTTATTTTTGTAATCTTATCTTTCATTCCCTTATACATTGTATGTAATTCAGTAATAGTTTTGATTAATTCTTTTTCAAAATATTCACCAAATTTAGATGTATTAGTAATGTTGTTAATATACTCTCTTAATAATCCTTTTTGAGATTCATTTAAGTTTGTATATTTTTTATTAAATGTTTCTAAAAGTATTTTATAAGTGAGTAATCTTAAATCTTTTTCTTGTTTCTGATAATCTTCAACAAGTTTTTCTTCTTTTTTCTTTAAAGAAGGAGTTGTATTGGAAATGTGTTCAATGATTGTCTGTTTGGAATCAAATATATCTTTTACTTCAAGAATATCATTCTTTTTTCCTTCAAACAATTTATGTACAGATGCGAGTATTTTGTAATTGGTTACAGGTGAAGATAATAAATTGTTTATTTCAAAGGTTTCTTTGATAGATTTAACTAAATTGAATTTTTCTCTTTTTAATTTTGAATAATCAATTTTAGTGTGTGCTTCTAATATAGCATCAATATATTTTTCAGCTTTAGATTCTGAGTTATACTTTTCATTTATCAATAGATTATACAAACGAAGTTCTTTGGCAAGTTCAGTTTTTCCACTAAAAAATTCTTTTACGATATCTTTAGCTTTCTCATCACCACCATTTAGTACTTCGAGAGTAATCTGACGGGTTAATATTTCAAATAGAAATCCCGTATTTTTAAATTTTGAATGTCTTATTTTCTTCATTTTTACAATTTCCAATTACAAATATATAAAATTACTCTATTATAAATATAAATTTATAAAAGATAAGGTAATTTAGTCGTTGTCAAGTATATTAGATTCATCTAACATATCCTTAACTTCATGTAAATATTTACGTTTTGCCGCTATACCATTAATATATTTTATAGCCTTTTCTTCGGAAGTCCGAGAACGTTTTTTTGTCCTCTCTTTGTCACCAAGTGGGTCTCTGCCTAATGGATGTTTATCTTTACCATAAGTATTACCTTCTCTTGGTCTACCACCTTTATTTTTTATTTCTTTTTTTAATTCTTCTAATGACTCTTCAATATCATCTGGTTCTTCATCTTCCATTGCAGGGTCATTACCCTCATCTTCAATAGAACGGAATCTGAATCTATCTTTCAAGTCATCTAACATCATTCCTCTTTGTTCATCTGATTCTGCATCTGATAATTTAAATATATTTTCATATACCCAATCTTTAGATAACATATTCAAACCTTGAATATCTTGAGCCAATCTAATCTTCTCACTCCACAAGTTTACTTTTTCTTGTTCATAAATTGTAGATGGGTTTACTAATTGTAAACTAAAGTTAGTCATTTCTGAATCTTGAATTCCTTGTGAGTACAAATGAACTATTGCAATCTTAGATAATTCTGAAATAAGTGTTCTTTGGATTCTTTCAATAGTTCTTGCAAATCTAACATCCTCAGCTGCTAATGTTGCTTTACCATTGATATTCTCTTCGTATCCCAAATATGCTTTTGGAATTTTAAGAGCTGCAAACATTTTGTTCTTTAAGTAATCAATATCTTCAATAGTTGCATACTCTAAACCTGCAAGGTTATCAATGGATGTACCACTATCACCACCACGAACTGGAAGATAGAAATCTTCAGTTAGGTTTTGCATATTGTACTTTAAGTTATAATCACCAGTATTTCTATCGATGAAAGGAACCTTTTTCATCTTGTTGATGATTCTCTGCATATAGTTATCCACTTCTGTTGGTGGGATATTACCAATATCAATTTTGAAAACTCTTTTTTCAGGTGCTCTCATGATTCTATGGATTAACATAGCATCTTCCATTAGAGATAATTGTTTCCACAATCTTCTTCCATTCTCAATCATAGATTTACCATATGGTAACCAGTTAGTATCTGCTAACAACCTAAAATGAGCAATTTCAAAGTTTTCATATTCTTCTTTTCCATTCGGGTCCTCAGTAATTTTAAACTTTACTGAATTTGGATTCGATGGGTCTGTTCTTTCTAATCTTTCTGTATTGTAAACTGAATGAGGAGTAACATTTACGATACCTTTACCTTCTGCAACTTCTAAACCTAAGAAGAAATCTCCATATTTTACCAAGTTTCTTGTCCATGGCCATAAATTAAATTCTACGTTGAGAATATCATAAAATAAATTTTCTAATAAATCTTGTACTTTTGGATTATCCGATTGAACAAGAAGTACATCACCAAATTCGTTTTTTAATGTACATTCATCTGCGTATATATCTAATGCTGATGCTAATATTGGGTCGTTATCCATTGCATCATAATCTCTGAATACCTCTCTACGAACTTGTTGGTATGCCATTGATTGTGCACCACCTGCTTGTTCATAGAAAGATTTCTGTAATTTGGTATATCTATCTCTTAATGATGATAAGTTTGTTTGTTGTCTTTCATCGCCATCAAAGACATTTCTCTTACCATCTTTATCGACGGTAACAACTGCTTGAGCTCTGAAGAGTTTAGTTAACCTACCAAAAAATGAAGTATCTGCCATTTTGTTCCTATTTTTAAATTATAACCTTTATTTATTTTTTTACCACTTTCTACATGACCAGTATCTAGCCTTGTGCCTTGGGCCTGGTGAATCACAATTATGTCTAGCTCTAAATGCTTTTCTAGCATCAGGATTAGATTTTCTGATTTTCATAGTTTTTCCTTTTGCGGAACTTCCACCATGTCCAAAGTTAACTTTTACAACGTTTCCTTGGGGGTTTTTGACATATACTTTGAATTTTTTTACATCACCTTGCATCGGTTTTCCAAGTTTAACTGTTCTACCTTGATACTCAGCTTCATTCATATCAGATTTATATTCTTTCATGAATTCACAGAACTCTTTTATATCATGGTAATTTTCCACATTATATTCTTCTGTGTGTATTTGTTCGTTAAGTAAATTTTTTAATGATATCATACTATTTCTCCTAATATATAAATATAAGATTATTTAATTAACCAAGTTAAGTCCTCATCTCTATCACCAATTCGTTGTTTCCAAGGATTTTCTTCTAATTGAGTATTACCTCCAAATCCCATTCCTGCAACATCTAATTGATGAGCCCCAATTCCACCTAATGCCTGTTTAGTTAAATCAATTCCTTCTTGTCTTAATCTAAGTGCCGTATCTCTAACCCACAATCCAATTGCAAATGACATCGTTAAATCATCATTATAACCTCTCATTGCTTCAGCCCTATTTCCACTCCATATAAATGTAAATAATTCATCAATTAATCGTGATGAACGAACTGTTACTGATTTATCTCTAAAGTAATCATCCAACTTTGATATAATCAAAGGTCGAGTTTTAGAAGTTGTCGAAAATCCTGCAACCATCCCTCGTTCCTCGGCTCTGTATCTATTTGATAGTTGATGTTCAACATCTACATACTTTAAATCTTTACTCATGTAGAATAAGTTCTGATATCCTCTATCAATAATCTGTTGGATTACTGCCCATCCAATATTTGCGTTCTCAACTACTAACAATGCCTGATTATAATCAGTTGAAAGTGATACAAGAAAGTTACCAAAATCTTTGGTATCCAACTTCCCTCTGTATTCTGCTACTTGAGTTGCTTCTTCAACATCTATTACATGACACGCTGAATAATCGGTTGAATCTCCACGAGCAACATCCGCCACTACCATATATGATTTCTGATAGTTTGGATATTCCCATTTCCATAAGTTTCCATCGAACCCAGTCTTTTCTACTGGTTCTTGTACAAATGATTCTTTATAGAACATAAGGAGTTGTGGGTCAATCACAGTATCACCAGAGGAAACGAAATCACAATCACATTCTTGTGCTGCTCCTTTTGGTCCTAATAATACTTCTTGTTCATCTCTCCAACTTTGGTTTCTTTCTGGATGCACACTCCAATGTAATCTGATTGTATTAAATGTATTTGTTTCTTCTTCTGCACCTACCCAAGTTTTGTGAAAGAAGTTTCCTACACCATTTGGAGTAGAAAGGATAATTGCATTACCACCAGTAGATAAGGTAGATTGTGCTGATATCCAAATATCTTCAATCTTATCAATAAACGCTGC